AAGCGTCAGAGCTTGAGTACCGCCAGTCGAAGAACGAACCAGAATAACGTCACCAACATTCAGAATGCTGGCGATTGCGTTGAAGTAGCCGCTGGTGTTGATATCAGCGATAGCATCAGCAGTGGAGTAAGCATACAAAGACGGGGCATTGCCAGCCTTCGATGCGCCAATGGTCGCAAAACCAGTTGAAGAATAAGCCATGTCAGCCTCCTAAATTAAGATTCGCGGCAGACGATCTTGACGATACCTTCATCGTCAATCGCCACAGCACCAGCCGAGAACATCGAAGCGATCAGGAAGGAAGTCTTCTCTGGCACATAGTTGATCTCAGTTTTTGGAGCGATGCCTTCTGCCAGACCAACTGCGTCTTTATGGAATGCAAAGCAAGTACGGTCGTTTGAACCATCCTTAATCAAACCACCCTCAGTGCGATCACCCAGAACGTGGAAGGTGAAGCCCAAGAATGTGTTGATTTCGCCCTGAACCAGCGCCTTGACAGTGTTGAAGTCAGACGAGGTAACAGCAGTCTCAGACAACAGCGAAGCCAAAGAACTTGCATGGATGATGATGTGACGGCCATCCATAGGGACGTTGTTGGCATTCAGCGTCTGAGCAGCAGAGCGCAGCTTGGCAACGTTCATGTTGGTGTCAGAACCACCGATGTCGTTGCTAACCGAAGTTGCGCTCGATGCAGTCAGAGCATCCAGAATCAGTTGATCCTGACGACGACCGATTGCGTTCGACACAACCTTGACCAGCTCACGACGCTCATCAAAGTTGACCTTGGCTTGCATAAAGATGTCTGAATACTCAGCAGCGATGTAGTCGCTCAGAGTCGCGGTCACTTGCGAGTAGGTCACATTCAGAGGAGTAACGTCAGTCTGAGGGATACGGACTTGGGCAACACCCTTGCCGATCTTAGGGAATTTGTAAGTTGAACCTTCAACACCTGAACGGATACGGACAGCCGGACGGAGAACCGCCGAAGCCTGATAGGCTTGCTTAACTTCCGCATCAAACAGGGTTACAAAGGCTGTAGACAGATTAATAGCCATTTTGTTTACCTTTTGACAAAGTTATAAAGAGGTTTCTCGCTGTCGGTGAGCCGGTGATCCGGGCCGGTTGCTTGCAGTAGGATGCCAGCCAGTTGGGTACAACCATCTGAGGGTCGGTAATCTGATATGCCTCGGATACATATTGTAATCAGGTTTGTCTATTGCGCAAGTCTTTTTAATAGTTTTTTGCAAAAAAAACCCCCAGACCGGCTGGGGGCAAACTCCGTGGAGGAGTGGAGACTCCTATTTAACCATATCGTTTCTGGAATAGGCGTTCTACTTTTTGACGGTAAGACGGGTCAGTCTCATACTTAGGGTCGCCGACCATAGCCTGCAACTCAAGATCAGACATCTGTCCTTCCATCGGTTGAGAGTCTACTGGGATTCTGCCCTCGTAGGCTTCGCGGATCTTTGACAGAGCCTTAATGCCACGGGCTGTACCACCCATGATCTTGAACTCATCGAAGTCTTCCGCTGACCACACGCCCTTGTTGACCAAGCCTCTAGCCCAGTTGACCATGCCGTTGATAACAGCATCAGCGTTTGGACCTAGCGCCTTACGCTCTGCCTGAATATCAATCTCAGGAACGCCTATTGCATTTTCGGCAATACCTCTAAGCTTTGTGGCAATGTCATCAAATGCTGCTTGGGATACGCCGTTTTCAGCAGCCCAGTCCTTAAACATCGGGACAAACTCAAGCTGTTCTGCGTTCTCGCCAAATGCGGAAACATCGTATTTGCCCTCTGGTGGGGCTTTGTGAGCGCCTTTGGATACCATCTTGCGAAGGTCTTTCCAAGACTTAGCCATGCCTTCAAGGTCTGGCTCGTTGTTATCTTTGTTCCAAAAGTTTTCAGGCCACCAGTCAGGCCGGTCTACTGGCTCGTCATCGGGAATGGATTCTGCGGCACGATGATCTACTGCCGCTGCTTTGTTGTCTTCAGGAGCTTTGTCTTCACTGGCTTCTACGTTGTCAAGTAGGCCAGTGGACTCTTCTGCTGAATCACTAGGCTCGACTGCCGTTTCATTATCGCTCAAAGGTTCCTCGCTCTATGTATGCGGGACTCAACCTCTTTGACTAAAGAGCATCGTCCCTCTAAAAAATAACCGTAGGATGGATCACTCCCCGGTCCCCAGCATGGCTGCTCAATAGTTATCTCTCGAAACCACTTGAGCAACTTTTGCCCTTCCTCTGTGCCAAAAACTCGCAAGCACAGCTTATCCATATCACTCGATTGCGGAGGTGCCATTGCTTCTTGCATTGCCTCCAGATCATCCCACCCTGCCATAAGCCTCCCTGTTTGGCACGATTACTCCATCCTCCTCCTCCGCCTGCTCTGTCGCGTGTATGCAGTACCAGACGGTATCTGTCTGTGTAATGATGACGTGCGACTTATCTGCTTCTATTTCTATGCAGGCAGGAGCCTTGTAAAACTTCTGTTCCCCATCTATGTCTACAACCACTTCACCCTTTGCCAAGATAGACAGATGAGAATACGAGTGGACGTGCTGCGGAACCGCCCACCCTTTTGGCAGAAAGTATTCTTTCCCGTATATCCCATCAGCGAAGTGATGGCGCAGATCACATTCCACCCATCGCTCCTTGCTGCTGGCCTTCCATCAATGTCTGCTGCTGACCTGCCATCGCTAATGCAGCCTGCTGCTGAAGCATCATCTGCTGCTGTTGTTCCATCAGGAAGCCACGCTCTGCGGCTGTATTTCTGACTGCTGACGGGATGCCCAACTTGTCGCCAATGTAATCAATCAACTCGCCCGTCTTAACAGCAAGTTGCCCCTCCCCGCCCATCGTGGCAGTAAGCTGCATAAACTGGATGATGTTGTTAATCTCTTCCATGTTCTGCGCCATTGCCAGCGGAGCCACAGGAGAGACTTTGATCTCCAGACCATTGACCTTCAGCGGCATATTGACTAAGCCACGCTCATCCATGACCTGCAAGATCCGAGATACCATCGGTATCATCGTCTCGTTAATCAGGCGACCAAAGGCAGAACCAAGGTTTTGAGCCAGTTCCTTCATACGCTCGACCACCTCAGTGGCAGAACGAGCCGACATATTGTCTGGCGGCAGTGACTCATCGAGCAAGGTACGCTTAATGTTGGCACGAAGATCATTGATGACGATCTGGCTGACGTTAAAGTCACCCGCACGAGGCAAAGCTTTAAGTGATTCGCCTTGTGGACCGCCGTTACGAGCCACAGGGATAATCGCACCCGGCACAATCTTGACTGTCTGAGGGTTTAGCACACCATCATCAGCTGCTGTGTACACACCAGCCACGGCCAAGGAGGCGTTTTTAAGCAGCAACTCAAGGGTTTTGTTCAACGTCTTGATGTCGGGCATTGCAGTTAGCAGTGGGCCACGGCCATAGACTTCGCCTGCCACCTTAGAGTAGCGGCTAATTACCCACGGAGAAGACATCATCCGACGGTAGACGATCTCTTCTTTGGTCTTTGCCTCAATGACGTGATAGCACCAGTCACCACGTTCTGCGTCATAGATCGTTGCCTCCAACAGATCAACCTCATCCGTCGGTTTGCTGTCGATCATCTGCGTTAAGTAGTCGGAAAAGATAGCGTCCTTCCATTGCTGCTGGATGGCCTCTGCCTTCATCCGCATACGGCGGTAAACTTTGTCTACTTGACCGTTCGCACCCTCTTCGTAACTAACCAAAAACATTGGAACAGGGATAAAGTTGATCGGCATGACATCATCACCCGGCTGGATCATCATGCAAGCTGTGCCAACCGCTATGTCCAGCAGGAACTCGCCAATAGCAATGTCGAAGTTGGACTGCTTAATGACCGCAAACATCTTCTCCATGTACACATCCATGATGGCCTGTGCTTGGTCGCGCTGCTCTACTGGGACATCCGTGCCGGGTTCTAGCCTGCACCACTTACGCTGCGGCGGGAAGATGCCTGACTGCAAACGGTTAGCAAATCGCTGGGTGCTGTTGATAGCTGTCGCGTCAAACACACGAGACATCTTCTTTGCGCCCTTGGAGTTGCCGTCGTAGTAGCCGTAAAGCTGGCGTTGCGGCAGAGCAAACTCATAAGCATCAGTGTATAAAGACTCAAACAAGTCCTTATCGCGCTGTGCTTTCTCGGCACGACGCAAGATCTCATCCGTTGGCATCTTCTTGCCTTGGTAGACCTTGCGGCGTGTACCCTTCATATAAGACATCTCAGCCATTATTTCAGCCTTTCTTTCATCAGCATTGATCGTTCAGACTGTCTTGGGTTCATTGCGGCACGGGCTTGCCCTTCTTCTGCATCCATAATTGTGTGGATCTGCTTTGCCCTTTTGTCGCCTTCTTCCCCCGTTTTGTATACGGGCCACTTGCCAGACTCGATGTCTGACTTCCAAATGTTAAATAATTCGTTCTCGTTTTTAACAATCTTCTGGTTTACCCAGCCCGGCACTGTGGCAAACTGACCCTTGTACTTGCCTTCAGGTATGTAGATGGTTGACGAGTAAACGGTAATAGGATTGCCGCCGGGATCACGGCCTACTTTGCCTGTAGAAATAGAGTTCCTGTGGTAATCCACAATGCTTTTTTCAGCAGGACTCAACATCATGTCAGGCATCGTTCTTCTCCAGCTTGTATTTATCCAGCATATTTCTGCCCTTTGCAGCCAACCGTCTTGCAGCGCCAGCGGTTCTCGGCACAGGCTCACCCCATGCGTTCGCAGCTAATGCCAGCCTTGTTGGATCACCATCCTCATCGACCAATGGGCCACTTGGATTGGTGTAAAACCGTGTCAAGAAAGATCCTTTGCGACGCGCCTTCTCACCTGACGGAGACGATTCTTTGACCCCCGGTTGAAGATTCTTGCTCTCACCGGATGCCTCAAACTTACGTCTGCCAGCCTCAGTCAATCCGCCTTCAGGATCTTTGTATTTGCTCATCACTTCCCTCTAGCCGCTGCCATATTGTCGATTAAGTTCGGGTACGGACGGCCAGCCTTTTGCGCTCGACGCATAGCATTGCGTTTTTGTGCGTCACTCAACTTGTCTGGCTTGCCTAAACCCTTTGGCCTTGGCTCATCCCAAACTTCTTTCTTCGGCTTGTCCATTATTCGTACCACTCCAAGGCTAGGTGTGCTGCGTGAGCAACACCGTTTACGTTTGTCAGTCGAAACAAATAAGTTGTCAGTGGTTTTAAGACGTACTCAAGTGAGCCTGCGTCGCCACCACCTGCCTTCTTGCCTACACCACCGGGAACAATTTGTCCGTCAAGCTCCGTACCTACTGCTGTCACTGTCGGCGCAAAGACCATCGCGACTTGGCTTGGATTGCTGACTGCATAATTCCTGTTCCTGCTAATTGGCGTAAATGGTGTGCCACCACTGGTCGTTGAACCCTCGTAAATGTACAGTTCTGCGTCACCTATACACAAAGCTTCGACCGTCAAATGAGGAACTACGCCTGCTGGTGAGGCCATTGCTATGTCAATGCTGGCACCAGCGGCTAGTTTTGCGCTAACTGGGTACATCTTGTAGGCAAAGAATGCTCTGCCGTCATGGTTCCGCTGGTGGTTTACGTCCACCATAATCGATGGCGCATCAGCACCAGCAACAACGTAGTTGCCAGCGTTGTTTTTCTGAACCTGCGTGACAAACCGGGACTTGGTTGTCAGCGATTCAAGGGTGACTTCAGTGACTGCCATCAGTCTTCCTTGCCTTCGTGTTCTATTTCAGCAGCCTTCTTCATGTCTTCTTCGTTTGGCTTGCTTCTTCCAGCCATTTTTGCAAATAGCTTTGCGGCCTTACGCTGAAAAGGAGTGCGCTGCATAGGCATCTCTTCTTCTTTGTCTTCTTCTTCCCCGATAATGATCTTGATTTCCATTATTTAAGCCTTTTGTTTAGTGGCCTTACGAGCTTCCGAAAGCGCAATCGCTTGAGCTTGTTTAGGGTCCTTAACAACCGGGCCGCCTTTGCCAGAATGTAGTGAGCCAGACTTGTATTCACGCATCACCTTTTT